TCCCAATCATATCCACCCTTACCATAAAATACTACTTCATGAATTTGAGTGAATAAGTTAAGTCGTACCTGAGGCGCGTTCTCAGGCGTCAGGCCAAAAAAAGCTAAGACCGAATGGAATATCTACTGGTTGTTCTTGGCCATCTGGGTAGAATGATACGTCAACATCGGGTTGTAGTTTTCTAATGTATTCACGTAGTGCTCTAGAATCACGAGCTAGCAACTGTTTATCAACAAATTCTCTAATTATTTTAGTATCGCGTTCACCACCAACTGAAGTAATAACATATTTTAAACGTGTAGATGCTTCAGGAACAGCATTTTTATTGATTTTTTTAAGACCTTCTAATTCTTGAGTAATCTTTTTTTCATCATGATTATTCAAAAATTTAAATGTAATTTTTGTTTCTGTGGCTGGGAGTGTGAAATCAAATTCATTTACACCAGAAATAAATTTAGATTCATCTACAATTTTATTTTCTAATTTAGATAGATCAATAGTATATTCTTCGTTATTATATGTAAATATATAATCTTTACCATATCCCAAAACACGAGCAGCAATCATAACTGCATTTCTATCGCCTGAGATTAGATCATTATAATCAATATCACTAACAATTAAAGCTTTCATTAGCTTATCAATTACAGTACCTTTTTGAATGTATGATTGGTTTGTTAAAATGTCTTCATCAGCCGCGGTCATATAACGCATTTCAATTTGACCACTTGAAAGAGGACTGTTTGTTGGATATAATAAACCTTTTGAGGGTAGTTCTACTGTTTCAGTAGGAACATTGAATTTGTTTTCCATAATTTATAACTTAATATTTGTATATAAATATATGTAAGAATAAAAAAGCCCACATTTCTGTGGGCTTTCTTTTTAATTGTTTTTAAATTAATTATCCTCCAAATGAAGCTGTTCTCCAACCTGTTATACCATCAGCTGATCCATTACCTGTAAAGATATACATTCTAACGTTTGCGCCACTGCCTGAAAATGCAATGGATCCTGTTAATATGCTAGATCCAGTTGGTAAGGGATTAACAGTTGCTAAAGTTAATACGTTAGTAGATGTGCTTGAAGTGTTGTTTTGAAGAACACTATTGTTTAGGTAAGTTCCAATTTCATCTAATCTACTTTCAATAGTGATGAATTTGTTAGAACCTCCTACTCCATACGAAAAAGCGTCGTTTGCTGCCATGTTTTATTGTTGTTTAGTGGTTTAAATTAGAAATTCAAGATACAATAATCCATTCCTAGAGTAACTGTAAGGTTAATTGCTGCTGCATCTGTATCCCAATTGTATTCACCAAAGTTACCATTTTTAATAAATGCTCCTTTGATTACCCACTCACTCACAATGTCACCTACAGGACCTAAAACGCTAATAGTTACGTCTTGTTTGTAAAAGTCAGAATAACCGTCACGACCTGTTACAGATTCATGGTGTAAACGAACCCATTCCATTACGGCTTGAGCTCCAGAAGGTGTAATTGGATCATACAATGTCATTGTAAGATCGTTCCACTGCATTCTACCCTTGATTTTACGGTAAACGTTAATGTGATTTAATTTGATTTCGCCTTGATCAAATCCAACTGCACTAATTGCTTTAATCATGAAGGCTGGTATTCCACCAACCTGCATGATAAAACGGTTTGCTACTTTGGGTTCAAATGGGGTGAAAAATATTTCGTTTGAATTAAGAATTGCCATTTGTTGTCTATTTTATTATAAATATTGTGAATTTTGATTTTTACGCAAATGTAGCACCAGTTGGAGTAATGTTGAAATCTAAATAGATAAATTCAGCTGTTTTAGTTGGCTGTAAGTAAATTTGACCTATTAATTGATTTCTATCAATTACATCTGAAGTGTTATTTGTGTCATCCATTACTACTTTGAAAGCATATAAACCTTGTTTTTGTTGTACGCTTGCTAAATAAGGATTTACTTGAGACAAGAACGCATTTCTTGTTGCAATTGTATTTTGTTCAAATACTAAGTTATTTGCAACTTGAGAAAGATATGATTTAAGTGCAATCAATAATCTACGAACATTTACACGATCAAGAGCTGATGGTTTAGCTTGCAATGTTTTCTGACCATAAACTACAACACCTTGTCCTGGGAATGTAGCAATTGGATTTACTTTATTTAAGTATAAAGTATCACGATCACCTTGAGCTAATTTTCTTTCTGCGCGGATTACTGTTGATAAACCACCACGATTAATACCTGCAGGTGCAAACCAAGGTTCAGCTACTCTATCATTGTATGCATAAACACCACCAATCATAGTTGAAGCAGGAACCCAAACGCTTTTACCTGTTGCTGGGTCTTGGATTTGAACCCAAGGCCAATATGCTGCTGCATATGAAGTATCTTGAGCTGCTGCTTTACCAGTTACTGTTGTTACTGTTGAACCATATTCAACTAAATCCATTACATATAAAGCATCACCTCTATTTAATGTGTTACTTATAATTGTAGATTGAGCACTTACATGGCTTGAGAAATTATTAATTAAACCAGGAGTTAACAATACATTATATTGATAATCATCTTTATTTGATAATAAAGAAATTGCATTAGTATAGTTAGCTGCTACTAAACCTTGTGAGTTAGTATTTGTAATATTTTCATAAAATAAAGATGAAGTTGAAACTGCTCCAGTTGCACCACCAAATGAACCACTTGCTGCTAATGGGATAGAAGCTGTATAAGATGCATTTGATATTGTTCCATTACTACTAAACCAATTTGGAGTAGAATAACTAACTGCTTTAACACGAACATATCTAGAAGCATTTGGATAACTACCACTTAATTGTAAATATGCAGTTCCAGTTCCACTATCTGTTTGGAAAGTATATGTGTAATCACCAATTACCTTAGTAATATAATTATCTGCAAATGGATCTAAAGAGACATTTGTAAATTGTTCTAATATTGTTTTATTATTTGGAGATTGATCATTACCTTGTCTAATTAACAATGTAAATGTTCCTGATGCAGTATTAGGACTTACAATTTCCCATCTTAAATCATCTTTAGTTCCATTGGTTAATGATCCACTAATTTCACTACCTGAGCTATTCATAATAGCACCTTTAGATAAAGTTTCTAATATAAATGCACCACTTTGACCAATTCCATTAAAACCACCTGCTAAGGTAATTTGAGTTGAGAAGTTAGTACCTGATCCAGTACTAAATGTTAAACCATTATAAACTGATCCTGAAGTAGATCCTGATAATATAAGTACACCTGGACCTGAGTATTGAGCAGATACTACATTTGGAATAACATTATTAATTTTTCCTGCTAATGCTACTGTTGTATTAAGTGCATTTGATCCTGATGGGAAGAAATATAATTTACCATCTATATCGTCAGCAGGATTTCCTGATTGAGTAGCAATAAATCTATAAACTGTAGAATTAGTATCTGTAATTCTATATTCAGCAAATGGAACTGTAGGATTAATAAGAGTATATGATCCAGTTGCAAATCCTCCATCTGATACAACAGCATTGTTGGTTATAGTTGTTGATGTTGCTGGGGTATATGAACCACTTACAACACGAGTTACTAACATTGACTGGCCTCCGTTTAAGAAATAATTATAAACAGCTATACCTGTAAAATATGAATAATTTGTAGTTAAACTTGCACTTGTAATGCTTTCAACATCACCAAATTTACTTACATAATCAGAATAACTTGTTACTATAGTTGGAATTTCTACTGGGCCTTTAGGTGTTGGGCCTATAATAGCGGCTCCGACTATTACGGGTTGCTGTCTTACTTGGGATGAGTCATTTTCTCTCGCAAGTACGCCGGGTGATAATAAAGTTGATGCCATTTTGTTGTTTTATTTTATTAATAAATATGAATAGTTTTTATTAAAATATAGTTTACTCTGTTATAAGCTCACCAGTTTCTAAATTAATTTTACCATTACCATATTTAGTTTGTAATTGGTTGCCTATTTCTATTTCTTTAGATTTTAAACTAGATAAGGTTTGTTTTAAATTATTTTTTTGCAATTCTAAAATCTGAATTTGCATTTCAACTTGACCAAATTGTTCAATAAGATTAAAATTTTGATCTTGAATTTCTTTTAAAATAGTAATTTCTTCTTGAGTTAATTTTTTAATTTCCATTATAACTTATATTTGTTATAAATATAGAAAAATTTATTTAAAAATTATACTCTTGTTGGGTCTGTTGCTTGTGCATTAAAACCCCAACCATATGCCATAGCTCCTATATTTCTTGTTAATGTTCCTCCTAAATTAGTAACTATATTATTAGCATTTCCAACTGACCATCCAAGAGAAGATTCATTAATATATCTTATACCTGTATTTGTTGATCGAGCTACAACTGGGTAAGCAGTACCTGATGGTGGAGATGATATCAATGATGGTTTTAATAGCTGTGGTGCTATTTTGCCATAAATATAAACTGGTTTTCCAGTAACATTTATGCTTGACGCTATTACGTTTCTAGCAATTTTATATGAAGAAGATATTGGCATGTATGTAGGATCAAGTCCATTAATTAAGTTAATGGTTGACACTGAACCAGGAGTGGTTGATCTTATTAATACTGGTTTTGAAGGAGTACCTGATGGGAATTCATTCATTGTAGTTGTACCACCTGTTTGCATTAAAAAATGGTTTAGTCCGGCTTGGCCAGCTTTATGTGCATTTATAATAGTACTAGCGTTTAAAAACAAATATCTATCTGTTGGTATATTTATTTTACCAGATCTATATTCCATATTAATAACAAAACCTGCAGTAGTATTAAATGTACATGTATTATATCCAGAATCAATTATAATTGGCAATCTCCAAGTTGCGTTACCAGTAAATGCTTGAAAAAATGTTGGTCCTTCAAAAGAGCATGTAACTGTTCCATTGTAGTTAGACCCCCCACCAGAAATTCCTATTAACTGGCCCTCTTTAAATACAAATCTAGATCCGCTATAGCTATAAAAAGTTTCTGTAACAGTTGATCCATTACCTAATTGAATTACACCATTATTATTAATAACTATATCACTCATTATTGTAAAAGTTTGGCCACTGGTATTAGAAAGTCCAAGTGCAATAACAGATCCTGGGTCAAATTGGATTCGGTCTGATGGGTTAGTTTTATTATTAACTTGCACATTAACCATTTGGCCTGCGTTGCAAATAAAAACTAACTGTCCATTGACACCAGCAATGCCGGCTAATCGCAACCCAGAACCATTAGTGTACTCAAAAGATCCAGTAAATGTACTTGCTTGTCCATATCCGGGTATGATATTTATTCCATAAATAGTAAAATTCCCGTTACCGTTACTACTACTTATATAAAAATTTTTACAGTTAAAGTTATTATTAGCAGCTGTTGCATTTCCTATTGTATGACTACCAGTACCGGTCATCATAAAATCAACATTATTTAAAAATGTATAAAGTGTAGAACCTCCATTAGTTACATTACGATTGCAATAAATTACAGAACCAGTTTGACCTTGAATAAAGACTGTTGTACTATTTGCCATTGCTATTGTATAATCATATGCAATATTCATAGATCCTGTAAGTTGGAATCCAATATTTGGTCTAAAAGACCCTGACCAAGTTACCCCATTAAAATTAACAGAGCCTGTATTACTTGTGCCATTATTATATGTTAAAATATTACTTCCAGGATTATTAGCAATCCAACTCATTGATGGATCTAATATCATATCACCGGGTGGACCTGAAATTGCTAGAGTTATGCTTGATGATAGAGTAATTGAACTTGTATAGCCTGTTGTATATAGTGCTCCAATAGTAGGAGAAACATCTATAGTTAAAGATCTTGTTGTATAAGTATTGTTTAAGTATATTGTGTCGCCAGTAGCAGGAACACCGCTACCTGACCAATTTCCTGCTACGTTCCAACTTGAACCAGTTGAACTTGTTGATCCTAACCAATATTTATTAGCCATATTTTTTTAACTATTAATAATCACCTGCAAATGCTTGGGCATCAAATTGATCAACAGCTCCTGCATATAATGATTGGGCTACAGATAAAACTGATCCAGAGGCCATAATAAGCGGCTGGTCAAAAACATAAATTGAAGTTGCACCTATTGTAGTGGTTTGTCTAGTAGCAGTTGCAGTTGAAACCTCCCCTACTAATTTTGAAGTTGTTGAACCTGTTACTGGTGTGGGGGTATAGTATATTTTATGTATTACCCCGGTTGAAGCGGAACCTGTTGCTATTGCTGAGTTACGAAAACGAACTGCATCTACACGTGTTCCATTTACACCGGCGGTTAATAATGTAAATAGTGTAC